GGTTAGAGATTAAGTCAGATAATGTCTGATCTTTTTGCTTGGTCTTGGGCATCGATTAGTTCATCGAGTTGTTCCTGAGTTACTAAGCTTTTTGCACGAGCCATCTGCTCATCCCATCGACTACGCATGTTATGGTTGTGAAGCAACTCCGACTTGTTAGTTGGAGCAGGAAGCGGTTGTCCTGGTTTGCGGTAGATGTCAATTACTTTCCATTTTTTGGCACGTAATTGACTTTGGGTATGACTGTACGAGACATCGGTGTGTCTGTCGTTGTCAGGCCACATGGATTGCAGATATTCGTGATAGTCTGCATATGATGCATGATCGAACGAGGCATTGTTTGCACTGTAGCGTCTGCCAGCCGTTCTCCCTACGTTGTTGGATATGTTGTTGCTCATAACGAAGCTCCTTTGAGTGTTGATATAAAAAAAGGCGTTACAGTTGAATGCAACGCCTGATGAGGTAGAAAGTTGTTAAGCGGACTTAGCAACAAATTCTTCATTCTGTTCCTTACTGAACTGAACTAATCCTCGGTGAGTGGGCTGATTGCCTTGTGCAGGCTGTTTCCAGCACGCAAGCCGTAACTGGATCATCTCATGTGAGCGAATTTCGCCGTTTCTCACGATTGTATTAACAATCTCTGGCGTTAACTCGATCATCGCACTGATGTTTGGTCTGTTGCCTTCTGGCTTATGACTAAACCATGCACTGACTGAGGATTTGGTTTTGTTTGTTTTGCTTTCCATAACGAACTCCTTTATTTGGATTAATGTTAGTGAAGGGATTTTCCCTTCACGGAACAGCCGAGCGTGGGAACCTCCCAGATTTTAATTTGTCATGTTGAATGAAAAATAAATGATGAAACTAATGACAAATTAAAACCCGAACAGGGCATTGTCTGGGATGTGACCCGACCGAAGGGAGAGCGAGGCAGGGAAGGGAAAATACCGCAACGATATTGCGTCCAAGTAAATTATTTATCGGGTGAGCAAAACAAATGAAACTAAATCATTTATGATTGATGTCTGTGGAAAGTAGAACAAAGATTGATGATGATAAATGCTTATTGTTAATACAATCAGTGATGATCATATAGCATATGCCATGAGTTAAGTTTGTGTGCTGATAGTTGAATGAACATAAGCACTTATGTGGATCAGTATTGATCATGTACTACTGATGACTATGTATTGATCAATATATATATATTATGGATGTAGTGCTGATGATGATGGGGGTAGGGGCACAAATGGTGGTTGTACGCATATGACTCCTTCCCCCTCCCTACTTGGGGAACAGATATGATGTTAATGGTCATAGCCTATTTGAAGATTAGGAGCAGGAAGATGGAATTGTTGGGTTATGATGATTTCACTTATGGAGGATAAATGAGCAAACTTGAGGAATTGAACAAGAACAACCCGAAGGAGAAACGTGGATTGTATTACAACATCCACAGGAAGAGGTTGTTGGGCAAGCGTGCGAGGAAGAAGGGTGCAAAGGGAGCACCGAGTGATGGGGATTTTGAACGTAGTGCAAAGACAGCAAAGGAATAATGGCAAAGACACCTGCATGGCAGAGGAAAGAGGGGAAGTCCAAGTCTGGAGGATTGAACAGGAAGGGCATTGCGTCTTACAGGAGGCAGAATCCTGGGAGCAAGTTAAAGATGGCAGTGACGGAGCGTAGTCCGAAGGGGAGTCGTGCAAGGAGGAGGAAGAGTTTTTGTTCGAGGATGTGTGGGATGAAGCGGAGATTGACATCAGCAAAGACAGCACGTGATCCGAACAGCAGGATCAACAAGTCGTTGCGGAAGTGGCGTTGTCGTTGTGGAGGATGATGTTTAAAGAAGTTTTATCTCATCCAGGGCCAGAAGCTCCAGAGGGTAAAAGGTGTGTTTGCAGGATGCAGAAAGAACCGATTCAAGAAACAAAGTGTTTGGAATGTGGTAAGTGGTTTAAGCAGATATTTAATCAATCATCGTTGTTTGACACCTGTTTTGAGTGTTATGTGGTGGAGGTTTAGTGGGAGCACCATCAGGGAGAAAGTATTCGGAGTATGACAAGCGTTACCAAGCACAACGTGAGCAAGTTCGAAAGAGGGTTGCACGGAACAGGAATCGGCGTAGGTGGTTGAGAGAGGGTAAAGCGAAGAAAGGTGATGGGAAGGACATACACCACAAGGATGGAAACACAAACAACAACTCGGAGCGTAATTTAACCTCCATGAATCAATCTAGGAACAGGGCAAAGAAATGAATGCAATGACGATGCGGATACTTCAGACCTTGATGAGGTATGCGAAGAACTTGAACAAACCTGGAATACGTGGATCTGGGTTAACGAAGTCTGGCAGAAAGGTCAGTGGTCGTTTAAAGACTACGGCACAGGGACGGAACTATGTGATCTCGAATCAAGGGGTATCGACACAAATTTCTAAGCAAGCAGGAGAAAAGTTCCGAAGCAAGGCACAAGCCGTAAGCACTGCCCGAAAAACGGTAGGAACAGGTGCAGTGTCTGGTGGTGTCTTGCTTGGGACTGCGAGTTCCGCAAACAAAGGTGCGTCTAAAGATTCTGAGCCAACATTCACAGAAAAAAATCCTGGTGGCATGAGGATTAAGAAAGCACCATCTTTGAAAAGCACAGGAATCAAAGCATCACAACCAAAAGCAAGTGCAGGCTCATTCAGTGCGGCGTTTGCAAAAGCGTATGCTGGTGGCAAGGGTAAGGACTCTACGTTCACGTTTAAGGGCAAAGATGGTGTGGAACGATCTTATGCGGCAGTGACGAAAGAGGATGTCAAAGCATCTGGATCAAAGAACCTCCGTGAGTACCTGAACAAAAGAAATAAAAAGAAAAAGAAAAGCGGTTATTGATGGAAAAGAAACTAGGTCCTAGACGAGAGAAGTGGCTTGAGGAGTATTGTACTCATGGTGATGCGGCACGTGCGGCACGCAACGCAGGGTACAAGTACGAGACTGATGCAGATTTTAGGAAAGAAGGTTCACGTCTCAAGAAAGCTTTAGAAGGTGAGATAGCACGTGAGATGGAAGGGAGAATGGGCGATAAGGGTCCAAGAGCACTTCAGGTGGTTGAAGACCTGATGCGTCAATCCAATTCCGACACGGTGCGTCTGGCGGCGGCAAAGGACCTTCTGGACCGCAGTGGATATAAACCAGTGGAAAGGATTGATGTTAGCACTGAACAAAGGTCAGTTGAGGAAATCGAGTCGAGAATTATTGGACTCGTTGGCCTTGATGCGGCTCAGATGTTACTTGGCAAGAAAAAGAAAGATGATGAACATGTCACACCCATTGTTGAACAAACTGAAGAAGTTCATCAAACGATTAACTGATGGACTTAAAAAACATCGATGAAGCTCTGAAACTTGCGGAGGAACTGCAAGAGAGGAAAGAAGTCAATCGGATTGACCACTATGATCCTTATCCCTACCAAAGAGAATTTCATAAAGCACAAGATCTCTTTGGCACAAGAGCCAAGCAAAGACTCCTTATGGCGGCAAATAAGGTGGGTAAGACCTTTTCAGGAGCCGCAGAACTCGCAATACATCTCACAGGGAAATACCCAGATTGGTGGACAGGACATAAGTTCTATAAACCAATACGTGCATGGGCCGCAGGCAACACGTCAGGAAACACAAGAGATATTGTCCAGGCAGAGTTGTTGGGTGAGCCAGGAGATCCAGAAGATTACGGCAAGGGTGCATTGCCTAAAGATTCAATTGTTTCGACAGACCGAGCACCTGGAATCCCGAATGCTCTTAGTGCAGTCGTGGTTAAACATATTTCTGGGAAGAACTCGAAACTGTTTTTTAAATCCTATGAGCAGGGTAAGGAACAGTGGATGGGATCGGCAGTGGATTGTGTCTGGCTGGATGAGGAACCTCCACAACCTATTTATTCCCAAGCACTTCGTGCAACTCTGAAATCAGCAGGATTGGTATGGATGACGTTTACTCCAGAATCAGGAATGACTTCAACAGTGAGTGCATTCATGAACGATCTGAAGAAGTCACAAAATCTTTATCATGCAACTTGGGATGATGCACCGCACCTCACGGATGACGCAAAAGAAGAAATCCTTTCGGCACTTCCACCTCATGAACGTGATATGCGTTCTAAAGGGATACCAGTTCTTGGTTCTGGTCTGGTATTCCCAATTGATGAAGAGTCTATCAAAGAAGAAGCTTTTGCGATTCCAGAGCATTGGGCGAAGATTTGCGGGATTGATTTCGGATGGGATCACCCATTTGCGGCAGTTTGGATTGCCCATGACAGGGACACGGACACGATCCACGTCTATGACACGTATCGGGTTTCTGCAACAACTCCAGTGGTCCATGCAGACGCAATCAAGAAACGTGGTGAATGGATTCCGATTTCATGGCCGCATGATGGTATGCAACACGAAAAAGGTTCTGGAGAACCTTTGGCAAAACAGTATCGCAGGCTTGGGTGCAATATGCTCGGCACTCATTTCAGTAATCCTGACGGGGGTAACGCAGTTGAGCCAGGAGTGCTCGACATTTTCATGCGGATGCAGTCTGGGAGATTTAAGGTCTTCAACCATCTATCCGACTGGTTTTCTGAAATGCGAATGTACCACCGAAAAGACGGAAAGATCATTAAAGAACGAGATGATCTTATGAGTGCAACACGTTATGCCGCAATGTCTTTGAGGTATGCAGGAACACTAAACTGGGAACCTCGAATTGAAACAGCAGTAGGAACTGCGGATCAAGACTACGTTTACTTTAGCTGAATATGGACTATCAACGATTAATCAGAAAAAGAAACCTTGCACGCAAAAGAATGAGCACGCAACAGAACGTCTTGAACATGAGGCGATCTGAGCGTTCAACAGCACAGTCTGTATTTGACAAGGAATTTGGAGAGTCTACTGAGGCACGTAGTGTTCTTGATGCCGCAATGAAAAAAAGTCGTGGATCTTTTGATGCTACTGCAACAG